ATAAGAATCCATGATAAGCATATCGTAAGAAGTGCAGGCCATGCTTTCTTAGCATCCTTTTTCCCGTAATTCTTGAAAATATCCTTAAGATCACCTATCACCTGTGTCAAACCGTATACGATCCCACCCGAGAAAAGAAGGGCTAAAAAGACGTGACTCGTTTTCCCACTTACGATGATCGTCTTATTGGCTAAGACGTACACCAAGAAAGGAAGAATCGTCGTCACGAGGGCGATGTTACCCTCGTACGGCATCCATTCGGCGCGAGTGAGAAACATACCAACCATAACTAAAATCCACAAAAGCAGAGAACCGCCTATCGTTTGACTCCACCTGGTGGGGTCTATTCCTGGGAAGAAATCGGGTTGTCGTAAGCCTGTGTCAGACATTTATATTAACCTAGATTATTTATCAACAATCTGCTTACCACAAAATGGAGTCAGTGTTCCTATGTTGTCGTACACTCCTATAGTTATCGCCTCGTTACGAAGCTCTTCATAGTTATCCCAAAAATTGTCACTATGCGAATATTCATCTACGGTACAGTGTGCAAGTTCATGTAACAAGACATGGAACACGTGGTTTACTTCACCGTCGATACACAAACCTATCTCCTGACCCTTGTTCGTGTTGTACCCGACTCCTCTCATGAGAGATCCTTTGTATGCGACAATGGGAATCTCATCGTGTAACACGCGAAACTTTGGTTCATCAGTTTTCTTCAAGTGTTCCCTGAGAGTGCGATATCGTTCTTTCACTTCTTCTAATACGGGTTCTTTGCGATTTGTGTACCATAACAATATATTAATGGCGATCAATGCTGCTATGATCATCTCTACTATATGTAAATATAAATTTACTGTATAACTCTGATATTGGGTTTCCTTTTAAACCCTCCCACTTTGTCATCATTAGACCCATATTTTCGAGGTGTGTTATGAGCATATCCTTATGTGCCACGGGCTCTGCTTTAGGACCATCTGCATAATACGGAGTGTCGCATAAGTGCACGAACAGTTTCTCACCAAATTCACCGTAACTCGTTCCTTTCATTTGAAAGAAATTACCCATATCGTCCTTATATGGAGTCTTAAAAATGATTTTTTCTGAATCTGGTATGATTCCAATGAATTTACCCCCGGGTTTTACCCGACGTTTGATTTCTCGAAGAGTTGACAAGAACAAATCACGTGTTTCAAAAATATAGTGTAACGCAAAGTTGTAGCACACCACGTCATACTTGCGATTTGGACATGCTCGGATGTCTCCATGGTAAAAGTTAACTCTCATCTTCATATTCTTAGCCCGTCGCTTAGCCTCCTCCAAAGCTTCTGCACTGGGTTCACACATGTTGATATTAACTTTCATCTTGGACCATTTCTGAAGATCTCCACCGAATCCACACCCGACATCGAGTACACTAATCCCCGGTTTACAGACACTCTCGATAAGTGCCCGCTTCTCGTTGTTATGTAATCGACGCAACTCCTCCATACTTTATGATTGCATAAAAACTTTAAATATCTATCCGACTTAAGTTTACTGGCTTAAAGTTTTTGTGCAATACAAAAACATATAATGTCTCTTGAGCAAGATTATACGACCGTCCCCGGACAGCTTTTCGCATGCCTTAGCGTCGTCGGACCGGAGTGTCCGCAAAAGAACGATAAGTTTGGAATCAAGATCCGCGGCGCTTTCAGTACCCGTGATGAGGCGGCCTCGCATGCGAAGCGTCTTCAAAAGGAAGATGCCACGTTTGACATTTACGTTGTGGACATGTATAAATGGCTACTGATTCCCCCGGATCCTACTAAGATCGAGGATGCGCATTACACGAACGAAAAGCTAGAGGAGCTTATGTCTGGATATAAGGAGAACCAGGCCCAGGCTGCTAAGATGTTTAACGAGCGTAAGCGTGATATGGTTGAGGCTGCTACGTACAACAAGCCCGGTGATGAGAACTCTCGTTTCTATACCAAGCCGGACGAGCCTCCGATCAGTCACCCCGCGGAGGTTATTGAGCGTCTCAAGGTCGAGACACCCGATGCTCCTATGGATGAACTCGTGAAGAAGGCTGACGAGATTGTCAAGGCTGAGATCGAGGAGCGTCGAAAGAAGCGCGAGGCTGAGCTCAGCATCGCTGAAGAGCCCGAGGAGGGTGAGATTACCGAGGCGAAGGACGATGGTGAGGAGGTTACTTCTAAGGCGTAAATATCTAAAAAACTAAAAACATAATGTGATCATATTATTAAAAAAAATCTATCTTCTTAATAATACGATGGCAACAGACTACAAACAACGCGTCGAAAAAGCGCTTGTAGAGCAGGCTGAAAATGAAAAAAATGCAGAGCCACGTGAAGTTGGTTACGTCAGTTTTGGACATCCCAAGAATTTTAGGATAACACGTATAACTGCACTCGATGACGAAATGTCTAAAGCTTCTAAAGTAGTTACTGATGGTGTAATTAGACCAGCAATTACTAGAAGATCGGAAAAACTTTTGGAAGACGAGCGTACACCAGTGAAAGATTTTTTACCCGCTTCACCCGGGGCGAAGGATAACTGGTTGCATAGTCTTACCCATGAAGAACCCTAGAATGAAGGCTACAAATATCACGATATACGCAACCTTATCTAAGGAGTTTAAAAAATCGGGAACCTTGGGTCCATCCGACATAGGTGGATGTGAGTACATAAAAGGAGGTGGGGGAGGTTGCATGTAATACTGCTGCTCCTGCTGTTCTTGAACGGGTTCATCCGCCGGCTTATCATCTATAAGCTGCGGGCTATACTCTATGGGATTTCCTAATTCCGTTTCCATATGGTAATTATTATGTCTATTTTTTTAAGCCTGATATTCCTCATCAGATTCTTCATCATCGTCAACGACGAAGCCTTTTAGATTTCCATTCTCATCGGCTTCGCTGTCCGAACATTCATCTTCTGTCTCAGATTCAGTTTCGCAGAGATCATCGTCTTCCGAATTATAATCCGTGTCATACTCATCCTCGGAAAAATCGTCGTCACAAACGTCTTCTGTAGGCTCTAAACGCTGCGGCTTCTTCGATACCCGACCGGATCGAGTTAAAACAGGTTTGTCTTCAATGTCTGTCATTTATATTTGACACGCAAATTCCTTTTAAATGCCTTTATTACGCTAATGCGGATAATATGTTGTCCGTAAGGATGTATTCTCTATTCTTACACGAACAGACCTGTACGATCCTGTTCTTTACGATTTTGAACTGCGTAGCCGTAGAATTACACTTTGCACACTTTAAATCGGTGTAGGCTATACGCTGAAACTTGGACTTTTTGGTTACACTCTTAACTGTGACAGGTGTACTCGTCATATTTTTATTTATGAACGCCTGCAACATATTCACACCCTTCACCGTGTCATCCTTCTTCACTTCTGGACAGGGTTGACACATCATCTGTGGTGTGTCATACAATGACGCTTTATACCCATCTTTATACAATTCCTTAAAAATCGTGTCGGGTAATCGATGCTTTCGACCGTAAAAATCTCTACAAAACCCAAACCGTCTACCACGCATGGTTTCACATGTACAAAAACACCTTTGCGCGATCGTATGACCTTCAATTCTAAACCACACATGATTAGATGCATGCGAACGTTGAAGATTTTCGCAATATTTAGAGTTGGTAGAAATAAGATAATTATTTTTATCTTGATACACTTTCGTTATTTGCGCGGTATCCTGTCCTTCCAAGTTTTTTTGAACGAATGCTTCTATGTCTCGAATGATTTTCTCGTCCGAAAAGACATTCTTCGTCTCACGTATCGTGAATCCACCCTCCGTCCGTGTCGAACCCTGTACGATGACAGGGGTTGTAACTTCCGTTCGAAGAGTGGCCATTTCCATAATCTCAACACTCGGTTTTTGGTCGTGAATATGAGAAAGGGATGACGTGTCACATGAATACATGAGCACGGGTCGATATTCTCCTTCAATTATTTTACCCTTTTCACACGATGCACACCCACGTCCTTCACACGCATCGTGTTTAGCCTTTTTGTGTGACCAAGGCATACGAAATCCACTTCCTTTCACGTTACGTCTTCCACCGCCGTACACGGCAGTATCTACGATATCTTCCCACGGTTTTCCGGGAAACAACAAAGACAGGGATGACACGATATGCGAATGTAGGGCCATAGCCGAACCGTGATCGACGACAAAGTTGGGCCAGTTCATGTGGATCCCATGCTTGATTTTATCGCGGGATGGTTTCGGTTCAGCTACCGAAATGAGTACATCTTTACCTCCATAATGAGTGACGCGATCACAGATTGTTCGAACATATTCTTCGAGTCTTTCGAATGAGAGCTGTTCAGTATCCTTGTAATCCAAATCTACGAAAAAGTTAAACGTGTCCGTTTTCTGCTCGACCACATACAACTTTTCCCCATTACGAATACACTCCACGTACTTTTCGTAAAAATCTTTCAATCTATCAAAAGGAACAGATAGACGACCACCGTCCATGAGCACATGTGATAGATTGGAGCCTTGTTTAAAGGTGAAACCTT